ACGCCTGGGATCCCGCCGCCGCCGACCGCACCGACGATGCCGCCGACAGCAGGCAATGCCTTCAGTCCTGCGCGCACGGCGGCGGCCGTCTTCGGGTAGTCGGTCACCCACGACGTCACGGGCGGCTGTTTCTTGCCGGGGTTCGCGTTCTTGTAGAGACGAGTCGCCGCCGCGTTCACCTGGGCATCGGTCATAAACAGCGGGAACTCGACAGGGCCGACGCCTTCGATGTCGATCGGCGGGCGGAACGTTTGTTCCTGCTCTTGATCAGCCACGGCGGTCATTCGACTTTCCCCGTTTTCGGGTTGTAGCGGCCGCCGGCCGGTTTCGGCGGCGGCGGCGGCGCCGCGAGTGCGTCCGTGCCGCCGCCAGGCGTCGTCAATTTCTGCGTGCGGTTCATGATCGCGCGAATCTGATCGCCGACAGAGATCAGACGATTCGAGCCTTCCAAGCGTAGGGCTTTGATCGACTCCACTAACTGCCCGACCGTGCCGCGCCCGTCGAGCAGCGCTTGCGCTTCGTGACGGGCGCCCTCCGTCAGTTGGCCCGTCATGTTCGGACCACCGTTCAAGATGCGGCCATATTCGTTCTGCACAGAGTTCAGATAGGTCAGGATCGGCGACATGTCTTTATTGCCGGCGATCGATTTCTCGAACTCGCGCAGCGGCTTATTGAGCAGCGGCACGCCGGAATCGGGCATCTTCGCGAGCGCCTGTTCGAGCAGTTCGGAGTTCTTATCCGCCGCCGCAATGAAGCCCGACACCGCATCGAAGTTTTTCTGCTGCTGCGCGAGTGATGCGCCGCTGGCCTTCAGTGCAGATCGCAACGTCGGCAGATCCATGCCAGATGACGCCACAATGGCGCCGACTTTCGACTCGATGGCGGCGCGTTGCGCCCTGGCGTCCGGCGTGTTGCCGCGCCCCGTCGGCGGGAAGGCGCCCGCTGAAATGTAGCCCATCGCCGCCTGAAACAAGCCGTTCGGCGTGAAGTGTGCTTCTTTGTCGAACACGTTCGCGTCAGGGCCGCTCGGCCGCGAGTCATCGAGCGCCCACGGCGGCAGGCTCGTGCCGCCGCCCGCCGCGTTCGCATTGAAAATCTGCACGGCAGCGGCGGGCACGGCTGTGAAATCCACGCCAGGCGTCACCTGGCGACGGCCCTGAGCCGTCGTCAGCCAGTAGGTGGACGGCTGGTTGCCTTTGCCGGGCACGATCTCGATCGGCACGTCCCCGACACCCTTGACCCGCATCACAGGCGCCTGTGACTGCGGCGGCGTCGTGCTGCCGTATTGCTTGATCGCGGCGGCTTCAGCCTTCGCCTTTTCGGCATCGGCGAGCGCTTTCTGCGTGTCGGCGTCTTCCTTCTGGAGTTTGCCTTGCAACTCCGGCGGAACGAACGATGACAGCACGGCGCGCAGTTCGGTCGGGCCGAGCGGCGCCGTGCGGCCGTAGAAATCCTTCGCCTGCGCTTCACTGATGGCGCCGTGGCCAGCGGCCGAGGCGACCATCGCGAGCGTCGTGTCGCGCGCATGGAGCGGATCGTCAGGCTTCACGTCGAGCACTTTCAGGCCCGTGTAGGCGAGACGGCCGAGGTATTCCGCCTGCGCCACACCCGCTTGTCGTTTCTTGTCTTCGAGATCGAACTTGCCTTTGTCGATTTCCTGAAGCGTTTTCTTGAACTCCAACGCGTTTTTCGCATTCGCCGCGCTGATCGTGTTCCAGTGCTCCCACGCGCCGACGTCCTGCTTGCGCAGCGCATCGCTCACTTTGGCGTCGTCAATCATCCCGTCCGCTTTGTAGTTGTCGGGATTCTTCATCGCCGACTCAAACGCCGCGAGCGACCGGCTTTCTCGCTTCGCACGATCGAGCGTGATCTGATTAATTTCCGACTGTTGCGCCGCCAGCTTGCGGCGCGGATCCGTGAACTGCTCGATCGCGCCGCCGACCGCCTGGCCGATACCCTCCGCTGCACGGCCCCAGGCCTGACCGCGCCCGAGCGCGGCGCCGGCCTCTGCGTTGCCGATCTGCTCGGCGGCGCGCGCCTGGATGTCGCCGCCGCGCAGCATTAGTTGCGCCGTCGAGTTGACGTAGCGGCTGGGGTCGTATTGCTGATAGAGAAACGGCGGCATAAAGGTTTTACGCGGCGTTCACGTCGAACAGAAAGCGCGCGGTGCCGTAGCGCTGGCTGTAATCATCGAGCCACTTCTGATAAGCGTTCGACACGTTCAATTCATTCTGCCGCTGGCCCGCCTGGGCCTTCGTCTGGTAGCCCAGGATCTCCGGCATGAACGAATCTTTCGCGGACGTGTAAGCGTATTCGAATGGCTGGCGATACTGCGTTTCTGCGTTGGTCGCGTAGGTGTTCAACGCGTTGTTGAAGTTCGCCATGTAGGTGTTTAGGTTGCGATTGTAGACGTTGCTGAACTCCTGACTCGCGAAATCCTGCGCGTAGTCGTTGAACGCTTTGCCGGTCGCGCCGCTGGCCCAGAGCCCGCGCGCCGCCTGGCTGTTGCTGATGGCGCCGAGCCCGCGCTTTTCTCGAAACTGATAGCTGGGATCCGCCAGCACGTCGCCTTCCGTCGGGCCGACGAACTTATCGAACGTGAAGGGCGGCGGCTTCGTATAGCCGGGCGGCTGAAACGTCGGCGTCGGCGGAATGTATTCGATCCCAGCCGGGCCGCCGAGATTGACCGGCGGCGGCTGGGTATACGTGGACGTGAACGGCGACGGCAGACCAGTGCCGCCGCCACCACCACCACCACCATCTGGCGGCGGCGGCGCGGCAGCTGGCGCCTGATACCGATCCCAGCCGAGCATCGCCGCCGCTGCGTTGATGTCAATCGGTTGGCCCTGCCGGCGCGCTTGCGCCCACGTGTTGACCAGATCGTCAGGCGTGCCCCAGCCTTCAGGGATGCCGCGCGACGAGTAATACTGATTCGCGGCCTGTTGCGCGGCCGCGAGTTCTTCTGGCGTCCAGTAACTATCAGGCTGTCCGGGTTCTTCGCCTTGAGCCATGTGCCTAGCCTCCGTAGTAACGCGGAACCGCGAGAGCCGGTGTATATGCGCGCCCTGGCGCGTTGCCGAATGTGGGCAGCGCCGTGGCGAACGACGACGGATAGCGCGCGCCAGCTGGCGGCGCACCCGGCGCGCTGTCGTCGGTGCCCGCCGCATACCACGACGACAGCCCGCCGCGACCGTCGTCTACACCCACTTTGTATTTCCCGATGCCCGGCAGATTGAGTTCGTTGTTACTCAAGCCGCCGCCCTGGCCATAGTCGTAGCGAGCGACCGGGAACCCCTGTTGCTTGAGATAGTCCGTGAGCGCCTGAATGCCGACGGTCGCCGGATTCTTCGACTTGAAATCAGTAATGGCGGCCGCGAGCTTCGGATTCGACGTCGCGAGCGGATCGCCGCCGACGCCTTGGCTCGCCGCGCCGCCGACGCCAGGCCTCGAACTGACGTAGTTGGGAATCTGCCGCGCCGGCAAGCCGAGCGCCTGGCCAAAGTTACTCATGCGACTTTCGCGCGCCGCCCACTGCCCATAGTTCGCCTGCTGCGAGGCCTCGAACCGATCCTGATCCGCCGTCGCCTGCTCTTTCTCGAACGCCAGGGTTTCGGCGTTCGACTTCGACGCGAGTTCGGCCGCTTTCGTGGCGCCTGTCACCTGCGCATTCGCCGCATCGCGCGCAGCGTTCGCTTGCATCTTGCCCGAGACGATCAGGCCCGTGCCAGTGGCGCCAGCGGCCACGGCGCCCCAGAACGCGGGTAGTGCGAGCACGGCAGGCATTTAGCGCCCTCCCAACGGAACCATATAATGATCCATCTGGTCTTTAATTGCTCCGACTTTCGCCAGGAGCGTGCGCACGTCATCGCTCGCGGCGGCGGTCATCAGCCACTCGGCGCCGAAGTGTGTGTGGGCCTCGTCCTTCACCGCCGACCAGAGTCGCCGCGCCACGCTCGCTTTTTTCCGGTGATCCGGATGAATCCACAGACACTCAGCGTGCAGCACCGGCACGAGCGCATGACAGCCGACAATCTGGCCGTCATGCTCCACGACGACGACGCGGACCGGATCGCTGAAATGCTTCACGGCGGCGGCGATCTCTGTCTCTAACAACTTGCCCCATTCCGCGCGCGGCAGGATGCGCGACGTCATTGATTCGTGTTCCCCCCAACCGATTCGACCGTGATCGTCAGCGCATAGTGCATCTTGCCGGGCGTGTTACTGCTGTAGCTGGTCGCGTAATTCAGCGGCGAGCCCTGGTCCGTCGGCACTTCGATCGTAAAGCTGTCGGCCGTCGCGATCGTGTCGCCGGTCAGCAGCGCAAACGTTTTGGTGCGCGGCACCCCGTTATGCGTCCAGCCGAACACCAGGCCGACCGAACTCGCCACGCCGTCAGCGGCGATCAACTCGATGTAGCCGGTCAGCCGATACGGCCCGTTGCCGAGCGTGGGTAATTCAAACGGCGTCGTCGCAATCGCGGCGTTGCTGTCCGTAACTTCGACCGTGGACCCGACCTGCAACGCCGCCGCCTGGACGGCCCCATACAGCTGGCCGAACCAGCGAATGTAATCCACACCCGTCGTGTAGAACTTTTCATTCGTGATCGAGCCATCGTAGGGCGGCGGATCGAGTTGCGTCGTCGCCATCAGGCCGCTCGCCCGGTGTCGTTATTCAAGTAGCTATCCACGATGAACCACGTCGTCAGTGGGTCCGTGACCACGAGTTCATACACGCGATCTTCGGGAATGCCCATCTGAAAAAAGCGCACGCGCGTGTCATATTGGCCGACCAGGCCGATCGACTTCCACTGCTCGCCCGCCCACGTTTTGCCGCCGTCGTCCGACGTGCGCGCCATCACGACCGCATCGCTCCCCTGGCCACTCTGCAACGACGTGCCCGCCTCCAAATAGATTTCCCACACGCGGATCGGAATGTTGCGATGCTCCGTGAACACGCCTGGCGAGCGCCGAATCCGACGAATCACGGCCCCATCGAGTTCGGTCGGATTCGTGCTGCTCATCGTGCTGATCGTGCCGGTCGAGGGATCCGCGGTCAGATGCTGACCAAACGCGAACGTATGCACGCGCGCTTTCCACGCGTCTTCGCGATTCTGCGCGGCGTTCCAATACGTGCGCTCGTGCCACTGCTCCATTTCGATGTCATAGACCCAGGTCGCGTTTGCGGTCGGAAAGCGCAGCACATAGAACGTGTGCCCTTGCTCCTGATACATGAACGCTTCAGCATCGTTGATCGTCGTCGCCCGCGCATACTCCGCGATCTTCGTCTCGACGGCATCCGTGCTGACGCGCACCGGCTGATAGCCCTGTGTCCGCACCACGATGCCCGCGCCCTCCGTCGTCTGCGACAGCCACATGACCGACGTGCCCTGAGCCGCCAGCGAGAACGGCGACCCGATGCCGTATTTGAAGTTCAACCCCACGCGCTGCGCGAGCGGAAACGGAAACGTGCCGGCATCATAGAACACGTCACCCGAGAGCGACCCGATCAGCCAGATGTCAGGCGGGTTCACGATCATCGCCTTCCACGTATCCGGCGCGCTGGTCCGCTGCACGAACTGGGTCGGGTCGAACACCGTGCTATTGATGTCCGACACGTAGAGCCGCCCCGTCAGGCCGTCGAAGTTCAGGAAATACCCATCGAGCATACCGGCCATCAGCGATTGGCCGGTCAGCACGAGTGTCACGGCGTTCGTGGCCAGGTCGAGCGCGTAACCGTTGTTGCCGGACGTCGCAAAGGCCTGGTTGCCCACCGTGCCGTTCATCGTGATGGTCGCCGGGTTCCCGTCCTGCGCCACGGTGCCGTATGGCGTGAATGTGCGATTCGAGAACACTTCGCCGAATGAGCCGCCGATGATGCCCAGCGTGCGGTTGTTCATCGTGAAGAGCGCGCGCCCGCCGACGGCGCCCGTCGTGCAGAACGTCGAGAAACCAGGCGAGGGGCAGAGGATGATGCGCGCCTTCGCGTAGCGCGAGCCTACCTTGACCGGATACCAGTTGACCGTGCGCTCGGCATCAGCCAGAGACGATTGCGCCGTGTAGCTGCCCGAGCAGAACCCCTCGAACCTCACGACGGCCACCCGTTGTAGATGTTGTCGCGATAGCCCGCCGACGTCCACGCGGGATCGAATCCCATGTCGAGCGACGGCACGTTGACCGCTTTGATCGCCAGCTTCATCGAACGCACGCTGTTTTTGAGCTCTGGATCGACCGGGATATTTTCGCGGAACATCAGGCCGAGTTCGACGGCCAGGCCATCGACCAGGAATTTCTTGTAGCCAGCCGGCACGATGACCGAATCATTGACGCTACTGAATTGCGCGACGGCCGACGGCGCATACAGCACACCCTGCAAGCTGCTCTGCGTCGGAATTGTGTAGAGATAGAGACTGCCGAGGCCAGCCGCATAGGTCGGCTGGTAATACCACGAGCCGGGCAGACTCGATGTCAGCGATTTCTGCGAGATGCCGCTATACGAGCCGGACGTCATCGGCATCAACGGGATTTCGTTGGCCGGCGTCACGGCGTTATTCACGTAGTTGACGTAGTCGATGATCGTCGGCTTCGGGATGTTGATGTCACCGCCTGGGCCGACGGTGTAGGGGTTCGTCGGCGTGCCCTTCGTGCTCGTGATCGTGAAGAGCGAGCGCAGCACGAACGGAATCATCAACCGCTCGATCGACAGCGCATCGAGCCAGAGGTTCAGCAGCGTGAACGCGTCGGCCAGCTGCGCGCCCTCCGGATTCGCGCCGACTTGCAGCACGTTGACACGCAGCAGGGCCAGCTTGATCAACTGTCGCACGGTGAAGACATTCGCGCCCGTGCTACTACTGATGGCGGCGTTCTGCGTGGCCGTGACCGTGGCGACCTGAATCGTCGCCGTGATCGCACCCGTGCCTTTGAACGTGAAGGCGATCAGGTTGCCATCGGTTTCGGCGGCCGCTGGGGCATAGGTGTAGTAGCCGTTCCCCTCACTCGTGCAGAGGCCGGATCCGACGCTGCCGATCGTCTGCGTGCCGGCATCGATCGTGACGTAGACCGTGACGGTGCCGGCGAAATCGGCGCCCGTTGTGGCGTTCGTCATCTGCGCGCCGATCGCCTGGCCGGATTGATTGCGGATCATCCTAGTGCGTCTCTGGCTGCGGTGCCGTCGGGCCGATAAACATATTGTTCTGCATCGCCCACCACGGATTAAAGACACTGACCGGAGCCGTGCCGAGCGTCCACCAGGCTTGACCGAACGCCACGCCACCGCCGCAGGTGTTCTGCGGATTAATGCGCCCGCCTTGCGTCGAGTGAATCAGAATCAGGCTCATGGTTGCGTCACGATCGTGATCAGGCGCGTATCGGACGCCGCCGCGACGGCCTTCAGCGTGATCACATTGCCATTCAAATCGCCCGCGCCGAAATCGACTGCATAGATCCCGCTGCCCACTTCCGTCACTGCGCTGAGCGTGCCATTCGCGAAGGCGCCGCCGTTAATCGACCGCTGCACCGTCACCGCCAGGCCCGTGGACGGATTGTGATTCGTTGAATCGGTCATCAGGAACTCGAATGCCGCGAGCGCCTGATTCTTCTTGATGTTCGACGTAATGGCGACCGCCGCGACCACACTCGCGACCGACCCGACCACGTTGCCGCCGACGTTGCCGACCACGCTCGCGACCGACCCGACCACGTTGCCGCCGACGTTGCCCGTGACGCTGCCGACCGCGCCGGTCACGCTGGCGACCGACCCGACCACGTTGCCGCCGACGTTGCCCGTGACGCTGCCGACCGATCCGACGACGTTGCCGCCGACGTTACCTGTCACCGACCCAACGGCGCCCGTCACGCTCCCGACGGCACCCGTGACGGATCCGACCGCGCCTGAGACAGCGGCGATCGTCGTGCCGGACAGGTTTACCGTCGTCGTCGGCGCGCCGATATTGTTCCAGTCGATACCCGCCTCACCCGTCGCCGTGATGTCGAGTGTGCGGCCGGCCGTCGTCGGCTCAACCGCCTTCGTGCTCGTGCCCGACAGGTTGACCGTCGTCGTCGGATTGCCGATGTTGCCCCAGTCGATGCCCGCCTCGCCGTTCGCCGTGACGTCGAGCGTGCGCCCGCCGACCGTGGGCTGTAGTGGCCCTACCGCCGAGGCCCCGAAGAGCGCATCATAGACGGCTTCCTCAACCACGAAAAACTTGTCAAAGACTGGCAACGCGCCGGCCACGACAACATTGACTTCCATTTCGCCGACCGTCGCCGTATCGGTCGCGTCGAATGTCACGCCGTAGACGCCGTTGACGCGATGCGTGCCGCCGCCGCTGTTCTTGTTCGCGCTCGCGCCGCCATTGACCACGAGCTTGATGTCGGTGTTCGCGATCGTGAGCCCGGTTTCTGGTGTTTTGAAATCGGTGTCATCCACGAACGGACCCAGCGCCCGCGATTGTGAGGCCGTGGACTGTTTCAGAAACCCTGGCACCTAGGCGACCTTCCGCAGAATCGTTTCGTGCGCAGCCTGTTCGATCAGGCACTCGCGCTGCTCGCGTTCGCGGCGATACTGCTGCCGCAGCTGCGCATAGTAAAGCCACGGCTTGCCGCCGCCGCCGCCGCCCGATCCCGCCTTGAACGTCGCGTCCGCCGCACACGGGCTATTGAACGACGAGGACCAGGACCAGCGCGGATTCAGCGCCCCGGTCTGGAGTTTCCAGGCCATCGCGCCTGAGAAGTTATTGACGCCGTCAAACAGAAGTTCGCCGTTCTTGGTCATGCTGCCGGAGATACTGAACGTCTCTGCGAGCGTGAACGTCCCCACACCTGTCACCACGAGATCCGAGGCCGAGTTCGGCGTGACGCTGCCGGCATCGACAAAGGTGACGCCGGTCGTGTCAACCGCGCCGTTCTCTGCGTGGAACGGATCGCTCGTCCCGCCGCCGCTATATGCCTGCACGTGACACGATCCATAGGCTCCGGTGCCCGCGTTCGTGAACGTGTGACCAGACCCACAACTCGCGTTGTAGGCGTAAAAAATCTGCACGCGGTTATTGCCCAACGAGTTCGCCGTCAGGCTGTGCCACGTATTTGATTTACTATCGGAAATCGTCTGCGCGGCCGTGCCGCCGGCCAATACCGCCACGAGAAAATCTTTACCCGACGTGTCGAGCGACCCCGATGTCGTGCCGTTCGCGGTGCCGCGCCAGCTGACCGACACGGGCGACGAATCCCAGGCCATTTACCCGACGCGATCGATCAATGACATAGCGTTGTTGTTCTGCGCGGTGCCGCGCAACGCCAGCGACGTGCCGTTCAATAGGTCATACACCGTCTGCCCGCTGCCAGACGGCAAGCCGAATGTCGCCTCGATCGTGGCGAAATTCACGCCCGTATTTTGATGATCCATGATCGCTTTCAACTGGTCGAGCAGATCGATCGTCGCGCGCAGTTGCTGCGTCAGGTTCACGAGCTTACTGCCGTAGAAAAACGCGTCAGGCGTGACGTTCGGATTGATGCGAATGAAATCAAGCGGCACGCGCGGCCCCCTCTTATGGCTGATTCATCTCTTCGTAAACGATGCTGAACTGACCGACCAGCGTTGAGAGCGTGGCCGAGCCTGCGATCGACAGCCAGGCCTTGGGCGGCACAAGGAGCGTGCCATCGAGATCGACCCAGGTCGTCACATCACCGAACGCTGTCAGCGCGACCGTCGTGACTTCCACGATCGGCAGAAACCAGGCGCCCGCAGCGGCAGGCGTGCCGACGCGATACCAGTTCATCTGCGAAGGATTCGTGCTGCCGATCGATAGGTTGTTGAAGCTGTCGATCGCCGTGGTGGACGATGGAGCGGTCCCGCCTTGGATGCCGCCCGTGAAACCCAGCGCGCCGGCCACGGTCGATGCGACCGTGACCGCATAGCCGAATTTCAAAATCCGCGCGACAGTTTTTGGCGAGCCGTTCCACAAGAGCGGCCCGCCCGTGCCGGCGGCGGTCGAGAAGATGACCGGCGCCGTCACGATCGCGCGCGCGTTGTAAAGCCGCCCCTCCGCGAGTGCCGCCGATGGGCCGTCGAGCAGCAGCGGCATTACGTGGTCGCCCCCTTGATGACCGCGAATCCGAGCACGATGGCTTCAGAGAGCGAGCCGGCCGTGATGTTGGTCACGTAGATCGTCGCCGAGCCGTTCGCCGCGACGGCGTTCAGCAGATACGATCCGATGGTGCCGGTCAGGACGTGATTGAGCACGAGCAGATCGCCGGCCGCGATGGCCGAATTCGTCAGCGTGAAGCTGACGACGGTCAAGGTCGCAAGCGCCGCATTGTTCATCACGATCTGTCCGCAGACCTTGTTCAAGGTGACGCCGGTCGCCTTACTGGTCGCCTGCGTCACGGTGCCGCCCGCGCCCGCGCCGTAGCCGAGGCCCGCCGTCGGACTGGTATTGCGCCAGGCGCCGGTCAGGTTGTAATCGGCGTCGGTTTGAAAGGCGCCGCCGCTTGATGGTCCCGTAGCCATTCCCGTGACTCCTTGTCGGTGATGACCGACGGTTTACTTTTTTTCTTTCAGCACCGCGAGGCGATCATCGATCGCGTCGAGCACGCCTTGTCGGTTCTTGCCCTTCACTTCCTGTTTGCGCAGGCCCTTGAGCGCATCGACGTCGGTCATCGTGCTGACCGTGTCATAGACGTCCGGCACGGTGCCATCGAGCGCCGACGCCGATGACTCGGCGGGTTCAGCGTCTTTCTCCACAGGGAGCACGCCTGCCGCCTTCAGCTTGGCTTCATGCTCGGCGCTTTCCACCAGCATGCCGCCGACCGCCTTCGGAAATTCGACCGGCACATACACGTATTTCGGATCGTTGGCCAGGTCGGCGAGTGCGGCCGCGTGTTCAGCTGACTGCGCGGTCACGGTGAGTTCAGAGGGATAGGATTTCATCACGCGTCCTTTCAATACACGGATTCTCGGATTCCCGGCGAACGTGAATTTACCGCTTCGGCTTCGGCAGCTTGCCGGCGTCGGTCAGTTGTTTGCGTGTCTCTTCGACGTTGGTGACGTGGTCGTCAGCGGCTTCGTTCACCGCATCGAACTCGCGCTTCGCCTGCTCGCCCAGGTGCCGATCTTCGTAGAGCACTTGGGCCGCCGGCAGCGCCGACGTGCGCATCTCGAAGCGCCGCTTCGCGGCGGGCACGTCTTTCGGCGAATCCGCCCAGCCCTCATCGAGCAGCGCCTTGTGCTCGCGGTCGTTCCGCTCGCGAATCTCTGAGATGACTTCGATCTGATCGCCGACGCGAACGAAATCGATCTTCCCGACGTTGCGCGTCTGGAACTTGCCGACCAGTTGCTCGGCCGTCTGGCGGTCGCGCCGCTTGTCGAGATCGAGCATTTGCTTGCCGGCGACCTTGATGATTTCGTCTTCGCGCTCGTCCGGATCCCAGTCGCGATACATCGCGGTCGGGTAAGGCGTGAAGACGTAGCCTGGGGCTTCGTAGCCCAGCTCTTCGGCCTGATTGACCGGCCGATTTTTCTTCAGGTGCAGGCGCAGCGACGTGACTTCCGGATCTTCGCCCGGCACGATCTGATATTTCGAGAGCATCGCCACTTCGGACATGATTCACCACTCCCCTTTCTGAAACGAACAGAGGCCCATCAGCCGTGAGTGTTCCTCGCCGGCTGATGGGCCTTTCGACCTTTACCCGAGCGTGACGTTCGTCAGGGCTGTGACGCCCCACGCGCCCTTGTATTTGAACGCCTTGAACGAGGCGCCGGCTTTGGCGGCGAACGTCGCGACGTCAGAGGACGTCGTGTCGCCGTAGAAACCCGGCGTGTAGGTCACGGTGTGCGCGGCCGCCGTCATCGACAGGAACCAGAGTTCGGCGCCTTCCTGCATGGCGGCGCTCGGCGCCGGCAGGACAATCGCGCACGCCGTGGCTTTGTCGATCAGGATCTTCGTCGGCACGACGGGCAGCGGCGGCGCCGAGCCCGAGGACAGCGTCGTATCGACACTGATCGTGATGACGGGGAGATCGGTCGGCGGGTCCAGCACGGCTTGCGCGAGCGGCGGGTTCGGGAAATCGCTCGGCAGCCCGAAGACGATCGGCGCAAGGATCTGATGGGCCACTTGCGCGGACCCCTGATCCCCACGGCGATTCATCGGGATCTGCGTGCCGCTGACATAGTCGCGCCCGACAAGAAAATATTCCTTGTCGATGCGGCCGACCATGCCGGCGGTCACGCCGGTCGCCGATGTGACGTTGACGAACTGATCGCCGGCCGTCACGGCGCTGGCGGCGGTCGTTGGTGTCGTGAGTGCCATATCTGCTCCTTCGCTCCTGGAATCCTTTTTGTGGGTTAGCTCTGGATACGACCCGCCCAATCCTGACGGAGTGTGCGGAAACCGTAGAAGGAGTCGAGTCGCGTCGGATGCTGGTCGCTCATGATGTCCGAGCCTTCCCAGACACGAATCGCGAGTTGACCGCGCTTGACGATCTTCGCCTTGCCCTGGTTCGGCATGATCGGCGGCGCCGACGCCATCACGAACGCCTGTTTATGGAAACCCAGGCCCTGCGGGGAGAGCGCGCCCGTCGCGCCCAGCACGTTGATCGTCGCGCTGTTCGACGGCGAGGCGACCACGGTTTGATACGCGCCCGACGTGATGATCGTCGGCGAGATCGTGATCGTCATCGCGCCCGTCGTGTCCGACGTCGTAATGCCGTTGACGAAGCGTTGCAGGTTCGTCGTGCTCTGATAGTTCTGGGGGTTGACGGCGTAGGTGCCCGTCGTGCCGGAACCGATCGTGAACACGTCGCCGCGATTCAGGGTCGAAGCGCCCGAGGACCATGACTGCGTGACTAGCGTCGAGCCCGTCTGGTTCGCGCCGTTGACGGTCGGCGTGCCGGCGTAGGTGCCGTAGGTGTGCGGGAAGACGTTGACATCCTTCCACCATTCCTTCCAGTCGAGCGCGTCCTTGGAGAACATCGACTCTTCGAACGCTTCATCGATCTGCGCGCGCGGCCCGAAGAGCGCGACGTTCGCGTTAGCGATGGCGGCGCCCATGATCGAATTCACGATCATGATGCGCGAATCGCGCGGCACGGCCGAGTTGTCGAGATCGACGCCGAGGTTGTAGTAGGTCGCGTTCGACACCGGCACGACGCCAGGCGTGCCCTGCGCCTGGTAGACGTCCTGATACACGCGGCCGAGGCCGTCCTTGTCCCAGGTGTTCGACATCTGCGAGCCCGCCGGGTTGACGAAGCGCTCATACGCGTCCTGCACTTCGAGCGTGCCGGTGATCGAGGACCAGGACCAGCCAATGTTCGCCTGGTCGGTGATCGTCACATACACGATCGTGTCGTTGATGCCCTGGATCTGAAGACCCTGGCCCTTGTTCGTCACCCAGCGCTGCGGGAGGCGCAGGCCGACCGTGGCGCCAAGCTTGACGCCCGACACCATGAAATCGTCGGCGAGTTTCTTAGTGATGCCGCGCACGAATCGGCAATCGTTTTCGGCGACTGCCATGACCTCGCGGCCGGCCCATGTGGGATTGAAAACGACGTTTGCCATGAGAAGCCCATTTCACGAACGCCGACACGGCGTTCGATAGTGGCGCTTCTCCGACTCGCTTAGCGGAGTTCGCGACCGAGCGTTGCAGAAAGCGATTCGGCTACTGGGCGAGTATCGAGGCAGCCACCGAACCGTGTGTCGATCAGGTCCGTCCGAAGACGGGAGCAGCGGAATCGACGCGCTGACGACTGTTACCGATGCTGACGACGCATTTTTGAGTATTTCGCTTCGTGCTCGTCTTCGCTCAACTCATCATCCGACCGATTGTCAGCCGGCGCCGAGCCGAGGCCATCGACATGCGGCACGAGCGGCTTAGCGCGACTGGCCGGTGGAGTGCGCGGCGGCGGCGCCGCCTTCGCCAAGAGCGTGCCTTGCAACTTCCCGAACTCTAACGCCTGCTGAAACGGATGCAGCGCCGAGATGCGGGCTAACTCCTGTTTGTTGTCGGAGAAATATATCAGAAGTTCCGTCGTGTTCGGCGCGTCCATGACCAGATCGCCGAGCGGCACGCCTGGCGCATCCGGCGTGCTCCACGTCAGATACTCAGCGACACGAGGATCGACGCGCTTTTCATACCAGTCGGGTTCCGTTTTCGCATGCGCCTCGTGCTTCTGGCGTAGCGCCGACATGCGATCGGTATAGACGCGTTCGTCGGTGTCGCGCCGCGTGCTTTCCTGCGCATTATGCTGCTGAATGCGCCACTCGGCGCGCGTGGCATGGCGTTGCCGCGCGAGCAGCCAGGCCGTATACGGGTCGCCTGACGGATCGTTCGCGAATTCCTCGATCTTGGGTTCCGGATCGCTGGGATCCAGACCGTCATACTTCGGCGTCTTCGGCGCGGGCGGCCGCGCGGCGTCGGCCGGCGGCGTGCGCGGCGCGGCGGGCGGTTGCGCCAGCCGTGCGCGTTCCTCGCGCGCAGCTTTCAGGCGGCCTTCTTCGGCGTCGGCTTCGGCTTTGGCGACCCACTTGCGCTCCACTTCGGCGTCAATCTCGGCTTGCAGCGATTGCCGCCGCGTGTCGGGATTGCGCCGATCTTTCTTCGGCTGCGGCGCGCGGGTCGGATAGGACGGCTCGGCGTCCTCATCCTCCACGGCGGCGGCGGCCGGCGCGGCCACTTTCTTTTTGTCGGCCGGCGCCAGCTTGTCATCGATCGGCTTGTCGCCGAGTTTCTTCAGCCCGAGATCGGCGCGCAGATCATCGTCCGTGCCGGTGTTCGATTCGATGACGAACCCATCACTTTCGATGCGGGCATGTCCCGGCGCGGCCATTGTTGCCATATCAGTGCTGTTCCCCTTCGATCACGTTCGTCGTCATGTCATCGTGGCGGTCAGGAGTTGCGATCAGGCGGAGTTGCGGTTCCCGATCGCGCTCACACCGCGTGCGGAAATCCCACGCGCTGCGGCCAGGCGATGGCGTGATGGGCGGCCCATAAGCCTCGCGCGTTTTCTTCAGGCGCTGGTCGGGCATCAGCGTGACCGTTTCGGATGCAGATGGCCGCCCAGGTTGCGGGCGGGATGCGTGCGCGCGTGCGACATGTCGCGATCGTGCTTGACTTGCATGGCGCGACCCTTCGCCGTTTCCTTATTGCCGTGCATGGCGCCGAGCTTATTCATGGTCCCGAACACCGCATGCGGATTGTTCGGATACTCACGTTTCAGCTTCTCTTCGAGGAATCGTGGCACGGGAATTGGCTGACATTCTGCGCTCAGCCGTGCAGGCTGTCAAGGCACCCCTTCGGGATGGGAAGGTAGCTGGCCACGTAGGACAACGCGCGCTCATGAGTCGCCATGACCGTCACGACACGGGCGGCCGTATCAGCTTCGGTCAGGTCCACGGCGTAAATCCCATCGCCCAGGCTGACCGCTGGCCGCTCGTCCGCCGGTCCATCGTCGCGACACACCCAGACACGCGGCGCGATGTGTGTGACGATAGTTGTCCCGTCGATCGCGTCGATCATCGGAAACGAGAACGGCCGCGTCAATGACTCGGCGTCCGCGCGCCGCAACAGCGTGTTGACCATCGACGGCGCCAAGCCGAGGCCGACGACGACGCGTGTCAATTGGTCGATGAACGCGCGGCGCGTCACACCATGCCCAACTGCGCGAGTCGGCGCGAAATACTCGCGCGCTCTTCGAGTTCGTTGCGCAGCATCGGATCGGCGTTGCCTTCGTCCGACAACTGCCGATACGCCTGCATCAGAATTTCGCTGATCGGTTCGAGGTATTCCTGCTGGATGTGCGCCGCGCCCGTCGTGAAATCGCCAGGCGTCAGGCTATCGATCTGAATTTTTTTCGCGCGGCCATTCACTTCGAGAAACACCGTCAGTACGATCATGACTACCCCCCCCACTCGCTCCCGTTCACGTCACAACTTCTGGAAGAGTAGATCGAAGTCCGGATACACGCTCTTCTCGGCAACCTCGCTGAATTCCGGATTGACGAGTTGTAATAACCACGCATCACGCGCGCCGTCGAACATGATGCGCCGGACCCACGTGCCGGGCGGCCAGTTGATACACTTCGCTTCGCCCGACAGCAGCGCTTCAAATGTCTGCGGTATGACCCAGCCGATACGGCACCGTCTTGAGTTGATCCGCGATTCGGCGGCCTGGCGCTCGCCCTCGGCCATCGTATTGCCCTGCGGGCGCCGCGCCTGTTCGGCCTCGTGCTCAAGCGCGCCGAGACGCGCCAACTCGTCGTCGCCGCCGAGTGTTTCACTCATACTGGTTCCTCAGCCGGCGGCGGCATCGAGGCGAGTTCCACGTTCTGCGCGTGGCCCTGCTCGGCGAGCGCCGCTTGCTGCGTAGCCTCGCGTTCCGCCTGGTCCTGCTCGTGCGCGGCGTCCGCGCTCGACGTCGCCGCAGCGTGCGCGCGTTCGAGCCGCGCCTGTTCCGCCTCGTGCTCTTGCGCGCCGATGCGCGCGATCTCTTCGTGCAGTAGCGCCATCGCATTCTGCAACGTTTCGAATTTGCCCTGTAAGGCCGCCACGGCGAGTTTCGCCTCGCGGTCTTTGTCGGCGCGATCGGATTCGGCCGCCTCTTTCGCCGCCTCGATCCGCGCACGCCCCTGGAGTTCGATGACCTTGCCGGCTTTGTCGAGTTCCGCTTTCTGCAACAGGGCTTTGAGTTGCTCGTTCTCCTGCTGCATCTGTATGACTTGCGCAGCGCTCGGCGCCTTTTGATCCTCGCGCAGCCACGGCATCACGTGATCGCGATTCTTTTTCAGAATCTTCGACGCCTTGATGGCCCACGGCTCGCCGCGATACTCCAGATACTCCGGCCCCAGAATCTGCATCGTCCCTGGATCCGCTGCGATAAACTGGCCGAGTTCGGCGGCGCCCTCTTGCCGGCGATCGAGATACGATTTTCCGATCGAGACTTCGATCGCGTAGCGGCCCTTGTTCAGATTGTAGTATTTCGCCGGATGCTTCGGATCTTCGACGTTGCGTTGCACATCGGGCGTCAGTGCGACGTTCCCCTGCTCGTCCGTGGTGTAGGGCAACGCCTGCGGCCGCGCGCGGCCTTCCGTCGGCTGGAACGGCGCATTGACCATCACGAGCGTGGACTTGCCCTCTTCGTCCAACACGCGCGCGATCCGTTCCGGGCGGTCATAGACGCGCGGAATCAAATCGAGCACGACTTTCATTTCATACATCACGGAAATCTGCGCCAGGTTGTCGAGGCCCACACTCATGCTTTCGAGTGACTGGCCCTGCAACGCCTGGATCGCCACGCCCGAGCGGAAGGCCGGCGTCTGTTTGCCGAGCGCCGGATCGTGCATCTGTGTAGACGTGTTCACGAACTCTTTGCCCATCTGCAACAGTTGCAGGTTCGGACCGAGCCGCGAGACGTCCACTTGCACGCGTTCAGGCTTGTCGAGGCGACGTGACCCGTCTTTCGAAATGGCGTTGCGGTGCAGCACCGGAATATTCCGGATATTCGACGCCTGATATTCGCCCTCGAAGTTCTCGATCGCTTCCGGTTCCGCCATCCACGGCGCTTTCGGTTCGAGGCCGGCCATTTCGACCACGCCAGAGGCCGAAACGTTGATCATGCGCACCGGGCCTTTGGCATTCGAGACGACGCCGATCCACTTACGTTCACCATCGACCGGCTGGAGTTCACGCCAGATCACGGGCACGATCGGGATATACGCCCCGTCCCATTCCTGTTCTGGTTCGAGCACTTCGCAGCAGTTGATGACGCGGACAAATACTTTGCGCTCTTCCTCGTATTTCCAGCGAGCATCGTCGCCCGTTTTCGCGGTCTTGCCTTCTGGAATGTCGTCTTCGGGTTCGGCGGTTTCGTCAGTGCAGAGCACCCACTTGCGGCGCGTGATTTCCACGCGCCAATCCTCAGCAACCGTGACGGTGCGGGTTGCGTCGTCGCTCCCTTGCACCCAGTCCTTGAGGCCATCTTGCGCCATGAGCGCGCCGAACATCTTGTCATCGAAACTCGCGACTCGCGAGTCGGGATATTTTTCTTTGTAGGTTTGCCACGACAGCGCGACGCCGACCATCGTCCGTCGGCCGTCACTCTGGTCAGGCTCTTGCGCGAGCGGATCGAAGCGCACCGTGCTCTGGTCGAGCAAACGTCTCTTGACAATTTTCTGGTCGAAGGGATGGCCGCCCGACGGGTCGTATTCCTTCGTGATGCGATAGGCGCCGCGCCCCGCCCACCACGCGCGCTCGTAACTCCACGTCCGCACGCGTTCGGTGTGCGAGTCGCGATCGATCGCGCGATTCAGGCCTTGAAGGATTTCGGCCGTGTCGTCGCTCGCGTCTTCGCTCAGCGCGTGAATCGAGCCGTTGATGTGCGCGCCGCGCTGCTGGGCCGAGGCCAGCGTGAACGGCTGATCGAGTGAGGGGATCGAAATCATCGGCCGCGCCGGCAGCGGAATGCCGGTGTAACCAGGCATGCCCGGCCCGAGCGCCGAGCGATTCTGTTTCACGTCATCGGGCCAGGCGCCATCGGCTTGCTGGAAGCGCAAACACTCGGCCTCTTCGCGCCGCTGGTCGGATTCGACGTCGCCGACCCATTGCCACCAACTGACCGCTTCGGCCACGCTCTTATCGCGAGTCGGAACGTCTTTTTTGCGGTAGCGGCGGGCCACGATGGCTAATCGCCCAGGCCGAGTTGCTGGCGGTAGAAGGCCATAACGGCGCTATGCGTGAATTTTTCGGGTTCGCTGCGGAAGGGCGCGGCCGTGACGGTCGGATCGAGCGCTTCGGCCTCCAGGCGCAAGTCATACGCGCGCTGAATCGCGGCTCTCGCGGCGGCCGGATCCGCCACGCCGCCCCGGCGCGGCCCATCGGCCAGCGCATGCCGGTATGTCAGGTGCTCGGCCCTCGCCCGTGCGAGTAATTGTTCAATGGCGGCGTCGTCAGGCATGTCGGGAAAACGCCGGGTAGTCTAGCACGGTTCAGGCGGGCTTAGGCGTCGTCGCCGCGACCACTTGACGCAGCAACGTGTTCTGCTCGCGCAGCAGCGCGTTCTGCTCTTCGAGTAATTCGATGCGCCGCGCGGTCGCAGTCAGGACGTCTGTCGGCGCCGTGGCCGCTGCGATGCCGGCCTGCCGACTCGCGCGATACGCCTCGCACGGCTCACAGTTGCAGCGCTTCGCCGCCAGCCATTCGAGCGATCCACATGTGAGCCCTGTCGTCTTACAGGTCCAAATCGTCGCTTCACTCATGGTTGCGCCTCTGGGTCTCGCGCGAGGAGGGCGAGCGCGTCCGCACAGAACTCCATCGCTTCCGTTGTGCCTGCCAATTCGACAGCCTTTTTATGACCAGCCAGCGACAATCCGACTGCACGGAGCGCCGTCGATTTCTCTCGCCATTCCGTTATCAACTGTTCCAGCCCACCCCGGAGGCGGGCCACCTCCTCACGAAGCTCGTTGGCCTCTTCAGCCCATTGCAGCACGGCAGCGCCATAGAGCTTGAAATACCGCAGCGATTCCGCTCGCCACTCGTCACGGTCGGAGCGTAGGCGGTCGCGTTCGGCTTGCAGGCGGACGCACGCGGCCGCTTTTTCGTCGGCGCCAAGGCGGTAAATGTCTGCACGTTCGTGCTCATGGCTGTAGGCGGTGAGTAAGGCCGCGACATCCGCGGTTGCATCTTGAAATGCTTGCTCAATATGCACCGAGAGCGGATACCCCGCCGCGTGCCGTTGCCGAATCGCCTCCAGGTCCAGGGGCGCCGCCGAGGGAGGAGAAGCCATGCAAACACCTCAGAAAGAACAAAGTCGTCAGTCGCGTTTACTCGGCCTGAGCTGATGCCGACGCCAGCAACACGCGTAAACCGCTACCGGTTAATTCGGTCACGACGCTCCCAGAAATCGTAGACGCGCGTGTATTCAGGACCGGGCGATTGCCCGTCCGCCGCGTAGACACGAATGAACGTCCAGAGCGCGATCCGACGCGGTAGCCGCCATGCGATCCACACCGGAAAGCCTTCCGTGCTGAACCAATACCACCAAGCGCGCGGTCCCCAACCTCTCGTCCAGATTCTCCACATGATCACGTATCTCCGTTCGCGGTCTACGCGTGTTGCTCCCGTCCGACTAACCCCCTACCGAGTCAACGCGACTAAGAATCTTTCTCTGTGTCTGTCTGTCGTGGCCCTTCGGGATCGCCGAGGAGGCGCGCAGTACGCCGTTGCTCTCGACACCACGCCAGCCAGACCCGAAGCTAGGGAAGTTCGCCAACTCGACGCGCTTCCTCAAACACTCCTCGATCTCGCTCAGTCATGGTTGCTCCTGCGCGGGATCGCCGAGGAGGCCAGCGCTTCGTTTCGGTTCAGCTTGCCCACGGCGATCTGTCCTTGAAGCGTTCGACGCTGGCACATACTTCTCCGCACACGCGGGTGAACACGCCACGAATTGAATCCCCGGCTCAGAGCCGCATCCGCGGCAGACGAGTGAACCGTAATAACTCCACGACGCCCGCCAGACATCGACCCTTCCACAGCCCGTGCATTTCCATTCGTGGGCACCGACGCGAGAATCAGCCCGTTTCAGGCAATGACACTTCACGGTTTCTCCTGCGCGGGATCGCCGAGGAGGCCCTGAGCCGCCGAACGACGTTCTTGAAGCAGTGCCGCCAAATACAGTTCAAAGAAATCGATCAGCCCATCCCAGCACAGCCGACAGAACGGCCCGACTTCTTCCAGTGTGCCCTCGTCGTTGTTGGTGACATACCCGCCGCGCAACGAACCGCAATTAATACACTCGTCTCTGCTCATGGTTGCTCCTGCGCGGGATCGCCGAGGAGGCGGGCCAGCCAATTAAACATTTCAGGATTCACGGTTCGCAGCAACTTCACGGCTTCACGGATCTGCTCGTCGCTGTGATGCTGCAGGTCGAAGCCGAGACTGCCGATGTCTGACACGAGTTCCAGCGCCGGTCGTAGTTTTCGACGGCTCATGGTTTCTCCTCGCCGAGGAGGCGGGCCGCCGGCTCTGGATTGGTAGTCCGACGCACCCCAGTGCCAGCCGGGCATCCACAATCCGATGTCGCCGTCGGCTTGCCACACCCGAGGCATACCTCGATGCCGCGTTCCTCCTGTTCGTCACCGAGAAGCCTGAGCATTTGATGCGCGCAAACCGAGAACGTGTCGGCTTGAGCGTT